AAAGTGGAGACAGGGGTGCTTGCCAACCTAGACCCATCAGAGGGGTACACTAACTGGCTCAATGTGGGCTTTGCCTTGCACCACCAGTTCTCAGGCGATATGGAAGCCTTGGAGTTGTGGGATAGGTGGTCATACGGGGATGGCTCAGTGCCTAACTACACACCTAACGCTTGTGATAAGAAGTGGGCAACCTTTAAAGGCTCAGGGGCAACCTTGCGTTCGCTCCTGTTTAAGATCAACCAAGTTGACAGGGAAAAAGCTTTAGCGCGGGGCGAAATAATACTTGACAACGGCGCGATGAACCATGCCCGCACATTTCTAGACAACCATTTTGTTTGTGAAGAAGGTTACAAGCTGGTGCATTACTCAGACGATTTCTATGCGTATGTGGGTACTCACTACGAGATTATCGAAGAGGCAACCATCCGCTCAGAAACCTACAAGTTCTTAGATAAGTGCAAGAAGGCAGGCAAGAAGGGTGAGTTAGTGCCGTTCAACCCCGCTCCCGCTAGTGTGTCTGGTGCGTTAGATGCGGTTAAGTCGATTGTGCATCTGCCCAACCATGCAAACACCAGACCACCAATATGGTTCGATTCGTACAAGCAGAACAAACCCGATGCGTCTAAGTTAATTAGTCTAAAGAATGGATTGTTTCACCTGGAAGACCAAGTGATGATTCCGCACTCCCTGGGATTCTACACACAGAACTCACTGCCGTTTGAATACAACCCTAACGCCACTTGCCCGACATGGATTGGGTTTCTATCGTCTGTGTGGCCGGAAGATCAACAGTCACAAGACACCTTGCAAGAGATGTTTGGTTATATCCTTAGTGGTGATACTCGCCAGCAGAAGTTCTTTAATATCATCGGACCCCGCCGCTCAGGCAAAGGCACGATAAACAAAGTGCTAGTGTCGTTGCTTGGGCAACACAACACAGTGGCACCCGAACTAGGAGAATTATGTGATACGTTTGGCTTACAACCTTGGCTTGGCAAGTTGCTTGCTAGTTTTACAGATGCTCGTGCTCCTGAGCGCAATCGCTCTTCAGTTGTTTCTCAGTTGCTACGAATCGTTGGAGGCGACACTATTACGGTCAACAGGAAAAACAAAGAGTCGTGGAACGGATACATCCCCACACGAATTGTAATTTATTCTAACGAAGTATTACAGTTAACCGAGAACTCCAATGCGTTAACTGGACGTATGATTGTGTTAAAGATGACTAAATCATTCTGGAGCAAAGAAGACACTGACTTGTCCCACAAGTTAGAACAAGAACTTAGTGGCATATTTAATTGGGCTATGCTTGGACTACAACGCAGAATAGAGCGTGGTGGATACTTTTTACAACCCGATAGTGGTAAAGACTTGCTTGAGGTTATGGCAGAGTTGGGCAACCCGCTTGGTGCGTTTGTTGACGAAGCCCTTGAGTTTGACCCCAAAGGTACGGTGGGTAAGGACGAAGTGTTTGCTTGCTTTAAACACTGGGCAATTAAGAAGAACATGCCATTTGGTACGGAGCAGTCGTTTAAACGGCGTTTCCTTGCATCAACTCAAGAACACATGGTAGAATCAGATCTATTGAGAACCAATGGTCAACGCAAACACATCTATCGTGGTGTTAAGCTCAATGAAAAGGCTCAGAAGTATGTTAACGAAAACGTCATGGACGAAGAAGGGGTATTCTGATGCTAGGTATTGATATTGTTGAAGTGGCTAGGTTTACCTCAGACAAACTAGCTAACCAAATACTAGGTGAGGCAGAAAAAATTGAGTACCAAGACGCAACCAACAAGCCAGCGTATTTGGCTAAACGATTCGCCGCCAAAGAGGCTTGCATTAAAGCCACTGGGCTTGCCATACATGTTTCGGACATCCAGATATTAAACAAACCATCTGGGGCGCCCTATGTGGTCAGTGAGTATTTAGACAAATATCATATTATGCTAAGTATTAGTGATGAAAAAGATTATGCTGTAGCGGTGGCAATAGCGTACCATGAAGAAGTTTAATTTTCGTAAATCGATTAAACGTAACAACTTTACTGCGGTGTTTGGTGGTTTTGGAAAGCGTCGTTTGATTATGGACTATTACCCAACCCCTATACGCAAGCCACGTCAGCGCAGATCACTGATCCAGCGCATACGACGTGCAAGCCAAGGCTTTCGTAACAAGATATTTGGGCGCCTTAACGCGCTTAAGATGCGACTAATGTTTGGCCGCCTCAAAAACACGCTACAGTTTAGGAGATGATATGAACGCAAACGATGAGTACCAAGACCACCCACTAAGTGCACAACCACCTAACCCGTACGAACCTAAATTATTAGCCAACCGTATCATCACACCGGACGGCACCATGTTGCAGTCGAAGCACCGGCATGACTACGTGACTTACATCGACGCTAATGGTAAAGAGTATATGGTGGATGGAGGGCTGGAATACCGACGAGGGATTATTCACAATGACGCGCCACCCAAAGACGCATGTGTGTACTCAGACGATCCGCATGAGGTTATCAGAGATGCGTTTTACTGGGGCACACGGGGCAAAGATGGCAAACAGCCCGTAGTGTTTAAACCAATAAGCTCCCTATCTAATATGCACATTCACAACATACGCATGACGCAGACACACATTCCTGAACACATGGCTAAGGTGTTTGCCGACGAAGAGTTTTACAGACGTGACAACAAAATTGTTATAGAGGACTAACATATGAGTAACTATGCACCAGATAAGTGGGCTATCGCCCGCATTACCAGTAAAGAACATCCTCCAATTAACAGAGTAATAGGTTCTTGGTACGGCGGGTATGCGGGTAGTGATTCATGGCGCATGAACAGTGGAATTGAAAAAATAGAAGACAAAGGCAACTTTTACAACATACATGGCAAATCTGGAAGTGTGTACCAATGCTATAAAGGATGCGAAGGCATGAGTTCTTACACACGGGCTGTAATGAACAACATGGCTACACGGATTGAAGAAAGCGGTGAAGGCATAATGCAAATTATTAACATTGAAGAAATTTTAAAATGATTAAAAAATTATTAACAATTTTATTAGTTTTTCCAATTATGTGCTTTGCTCAAGCACAATACGTTTCTGCCGTACCATTGACTAACTTTAATGGCTCTACTTGCAGGGTGTTGGTGGCTGATTACAGACCGGGATCTACTGTATACTATTTGGGTAATTGTGGCTTAACTGGATTAAAAGGAACCGCAGCGTACATTACCGCATGGAACCATTCCAACCATATTCAAATAATTCGTGGTAATTTTTCCTCTGGAAAAGCAGAATCGTTTACCAAAGTGACATACATAAACATTGTTGAAAGAACCGTTACAACATACGAAGAAAGTCAATCAATACACATAAATAAAAGAAACTATCAATTAGATGATATACTGGCGGACGCAAAACAATCGGGCGTCAAAATAGATAGTAGCAACATGGCTTACATTAACTTTGCAAACTATATTGATGTGCTTGAATAAGGAAACACAATGAAAAAATTATTAATTATATTTGGTGCTATGGGATTAGTAGCTTGTTCATCAAACCCACCAGTTTTTAAACCGCCGACAAATGGGCAAAATGTGCCAATCACTTCTGTGGCAAACATACCAGCCATTTCGTTTGTGTATGAGCCTGATGTCACACAGATGACTCGCATTCAAGTAATTGATGCAGTTCGTTCTTGCGAAGACTCAGGACTCAGAGCCTCCCCCGTAACAGCACGACGTCGCATAACAGGGCAAACGTCAGATGTAATTGTTGATATCCAATGCCTACCACGTTACCGCTAAGGAGATACCATGGTTAACTTAATTGCAGGATTTGTATTGGGATTTTTTGTAGCTACAATGGGGCTCAGTGGCGTAGCTACCGCAATAGACAGCGTGATTGACAAAATTAAAACAACTTCAATAAGCGTAGATACAAAATGAGTTTTACCATCTACCAAGCAGATGGTCGCAAGTGTATTCAATGGTTCTTTAATATAGAAGAACTTATTAAAGCAATGATTAATAATCCAAACGATAGGTATCACAGAAATGACTAAAAAGAAACCACTTAATATAGAGTTTGAGGATGGCTGGGCAGATGAAATGAATCTTAGCCAAGAAGAATATGATGCCCTTGTAGATGGGATTAGACAATTAGTAGCCACAGGAGAAATCTTTGAAAACGCAACCCCACTCAGCGAATTACCGCTTGAAGAGCAACAAGAGATATTGGAATCGATTAACCGCAAAAACCCAAGGCACTAAATCATATTACATTGCCGATACCGGACATTTTGGTATTCCGATTAAAGTATGCTTTAGTGATGCGTCGTTTCAGCAAGCAGTAAAAGATTCTAGAATCACAACCCGCCACACTGCCCTTGATGTGGGGCTGGCAGAGTCGCACTTTATTGAACAAGAAGGCACACAGAACGCTATGCTGGCGATTGTGTTTAATTACGAAGACATGGCTAAGTGCGAGGCCTTGGAGCGCATGGGTGTTATCTATCATGAGGTAAGCCACACGGTCACACATGTGTTTGAGTTCATTGGCGAAGACGACGCAAAAATCGGTGATGAGTCCCGTTCATATTTGGGGGAGCATATTTTTAAACAGGTGTTTAGCATTTACGCAACAGAGGAAGACAAACGTGAACGTGCTGGAAAAAGAGATCGAGAAGCATTTAAACAACTTGGTGAAAAAGTCAAAGGGGTTAAGTTACAAGTGGATCAGCACCGTGACAGGGGTCCCGGATCGGATAGTATTCATAAATCAACAGGTGTTTTTAGTGGAACTGAAGACAGCAACGGGAAAACTGAGTCCTAGGCAAGAGATTGTGTTTGATGACTTGGGGGAACAAGGTTTTCCTGTTCACGTATTACGAAGTAAAGAAGACGTTGAGGACTTCATAAATGGGGCAACCTAAAACAAAAAGTGTTAAAGAGGCACATGTATCAAGATTTTTAAATGGCGCTAAATATAGATCTAGGCGAGATTCTGTTCCTTTTTCTTTAACTAAAGAATATCTTTTATCTATAGCAACAGATGAATGCCCAATATTTCATACGCCTTTTGAATGGGGAGTCTCGGGGTTAGGTGCGGGTCACGCCAAACCAAACGGACCAACATTAGATCGTGTTGAGCCAAATTTAGGTTATGTAGAAGGAAACGTAGCTTTTATTTCTTATAGAGCCAACAGGCTTAAAGACAATGGTACAATGCAGGATCACTACGATATTGCAGACTGGTTATGGACACACTTATATGCTAAAAAGAACGCAGCTCCACCCCTACCAAAAAGAACTAATCTCCAAAGCCGCATCTACACCCAACATGGGCTTATTTCTCCCGCCAGGATTGGGCAAGACTTCAATCACGCTGACTATCATATCGGAGCAATTCAAAGGCAAGACGTTAATAGTGGCGCCGAAGAGAGTAGCAGAAACCGTTTGGGACACAGAGGTTCAGAAGTGGGAACATCTGTCACACTTGAAAGTGAGCAAGATAATTGGCACCTCCACCCAGCGTATGGCTGGATTGAACGCTGAGGCGGACATATACCTTATCAATCTTGAAAACCTTGTGTGGCTCACAGAGGTTCAGCCCAAGTTAGTGTTTACTAACTTAGTAATAGATGAGTCTAGTAGATTTAAGGATCCAAGCACCAAACGTTTTAAGGCTATTAGGAAGCATTTAAAGGGCTTCTCACGGCGTATCATACTCACTGGCACACCCACCCCTCAGGGCATGGCTGATCTCTGGTCACAGGTGGGTATATTGGATTTAGGAACCCGTTTGGAGACAAGCCTGACAGCGTTTAGGGCAAAGTACTTAACACCGGGGCAGGTAAACAGGCATACACACGTTGTATATAAATGGGAGTTACAAAGGGGTGCAGATCAAAAAATTAAAGATAAGATTTCAGATATTTGTTTTAGTCTTAAGGCTGAAGATTATCTGCAGTTACCTAGTTGTACTTCGCTTTACCACAAAATTGAGATAGATAAGGATACAAGGAAAAAATATGATCAACTTAGAAAAGAGATGGTCACTGACATCTTTGGGGAGCAAATTACCGCTCCGACAGCTGCCGCATTGGCGAACAAGCTCTTGCAGTTTACGTCAGGAGCAGTATACGGAGAAGATGGACAAGCGCAGGAAGTACACAGCGCTAAACTGGAATATCTTGAGTCGATCATGGAAGAGTCCTCTTCCCCGACGCTCGTCTTCTATCACTTCAAGCACTCCCTTAAACGAATACAGGACCGTTTCCCAGAAGCGGTGGTGCTGGACGATGACAACATTGAAACGTGGCGTCGTGGCGAGATTCGTATGCTCCTTGCCCATCCCCAAAGCGGGGGAATTGGGCTTAACTTGCAATGCAACGTTGGAGAGACAGCCCAGACAGTGTGGTTTGATTTACCATGGAGCTCAGAAAATTACATCCAGGCCAACGCAAGGATTTACCGCCAAGGGCAAGAAAAACCGGTTATTATACACCATCTAAACGTGTATAATAGTATTGATGAACAAGTAGTACGTGTATTAGCTGGAAAAATAAACTTACAAGAAGCATTATTAGAATCACTTAACATGGAACAACCAAAATGAATGAACAAGATAAAATTGATTTAATAAACCACGTTATTAAACTGGCGCGCCCTGTCTCCGCGGACGAATTAAACGTTTCAAGCCTTGATACGGAAATGAAAGACACAGGGTTAGATAGTTTAGATTTCCTAATGGTGGGAGTTTATTTAGGTGACGTGTATGGCCTGTCAGAAGAAGATTTAAAAGGATTACAACCTAAACCTCCAGCGGAAGGTGAAGAACCAAAGCCTTTTACGTTGCGTAATATGCTTAATTACATGGAAAAACATGCTACTAAACAACCAGCCAATTTAAAAGAAGCTATTGCAAATATCCTATGATATACCTATCAGATTACCGCACAGTAGCGGCAACTCATACAGATCTTTTAGATGAGCTTGACTACCCACAACGTGTTTACTGGTTCCCAGAACTGTTTGCTAGAAAAGACACAGGCTTAGTATATGTGCCACATAAGCTGGCAGAACGTGTGCTTGATGTAGATTTGCTACGCTCGCTAAGAGAGCGCCAAGGCACGACCGCGTTTATCCTTGCATCTGGTAACGCCCACTTTGCTGGCATCAATCCATATGCAATTAAGAAAAGCCGTTTAACATATGACTACAAACTGCTTCCTCTCACGCTTACACAGGTATATGCCGGACGTATAGCGCAGATGTGTGGTGCAGATGATTTGGTTTACACAGACGCCAGTGCTTGTGCATCCAGCCTTAAAGTTATGAGCGATGTATATGATCTGATCACGTACAAGGGCTTTGATCGGGTGTGCGTTCTTGGCGTAGAAGACACTATTAACGACAAGGTCTTACATTTTTTTGGTCAGTCCGGTGCTTGTCTTACACATGAACAAGAACAGGATGGCACTCAACCCTCCGCTTTTGATAGACACAATGGTGGGTTTTACGTAGGTCAGGGCGCTGTTTTTGCTGTGTTTGAATCTGAGTTAGCATTGTCAAACAAACCTAAAGCCAAACTGTTGGGGGCTGGCATAGCCAGTGAGCAAAGCACTAACGCTATTGGTCAACGTGAAGACGGACAGGGGTTTATACGTGCCGCGGAGATTGCACTAGAAACAGCTAACATTGGGTCAGAGGAGATACAAATTGTTAAAACGCATGGCACAGGGACTAAGTCAAATAACATGGCTGAAAAAGCCGCTTTACAAACGTTGTTTCATACGCCGTTTATTGCGACGTCGTTTAAACAACGAATAGGGCACACTATGGGAGCATCAGGTTTATTAGAAACTTGCCTACTACTAGATAGTTTACAATCTGGTGTAGTGCCATCTATTCCTAATAAAACAGAACAGGACCCCGTGTTTCTTTCAGAACCACAAATAATAAAACGAGCACCAAAAATTTTAAGTTTAGCAGCGGGCATGGGTAACATTTACGCAGCAGCAATTTTTGACACAAAAGTATGAATAAAATAAAAGCAACAACTCCAAGATTATCAGATGAGGATCCAGATCCGCTAGAACAAGATGATGTGGAGGGGACATCTACCCAACTTGTCGAAGGCTGGTTTCCATGGGACCCGGAAGATATTATAGACATTCGGTATCTTATTGAGTTTCATATGCCGCCAAAACAAAAAGAAGTTTTATTGGCGTTTCTTAACGGTTTGAATTATAATGATATCCATGTGACTGAAAAGCACTGGCGTTATCATTTTGAAAAAGGCATTGAGTTTATTAAAAAGGAACTTAAACTATGACATGCTTTATTGTAGAACACAATTACAAAGGCCGTTATGTTATGGAAACAATTTGCGGTGTGGAAGATATTGACACGAGCATATATAAAGATTTACTTGGGATCTGGGTTTGCGACAGCCAGGCGGAGTTACAAGTTATGGAAAAAGAACTTAGGGAGATGAGACGTGCACGATCCAGTCAACAAGCCTAAGCATTATCAAGGCAAAGTAGAGTGCATTGACGCCATTGAGTCTGCCATTGAAGGACTTAACGGCATGGAAGCAATGTGTACGGGAAATGCTATTAAGTATTTATATCGCTGGAAACAAAAAGGCGGTGTAGAAGATTTAAAAAAAGCAACTTGGTACATTAATAAATTAATTAATCACGAAGAGGGGTGTAGAAAATGATATTAGAATTAGATGATGATTTTTCTGACGATATTACTGTTACAAACTTAGCACAAAGTTACGCCAATGTTTCAGACATGTTAAAAAACGGTAAAGGATGGCACGAAGATGATGTGGCCGCGTGGGAAGAACTTCTACCAGCCCTCATGATTGTCGGCAAATGGTATGCGTTAGACTTTAAAAAAGAAATTAAAAAGGTAAAAAAGAAATGAAAAAGTACACTCACTTTGATTTAGAAGATTACATCTACAAGGTATGGCAGACAGCGGATGACATTGAAACGCTGTACAAATACCATGGCGACGCAGAACAGCCAATGACAGAGGACGAAATAGCAAACGCGTTGATTGGCATTAAACAAATGCACGATATGCGTTGCTGGCAGTTGATGGATATGTCGGCAAAAGTGTTTGAATTAAATCAGTATTGTACCGATCCAGTGAAGTTAGCAGCAAGAGAAGCGTTATTTGGAAATCAAAAGAAAGGTAAGAAAAAATGAGCGAGAAAGAACTTCCGTCAGTAGATGACTTTGTAGTAAACATTGAGATGTCGGTAAAGGAGGTTAACGGACTATTAAATGTTCTTAACACACCTAACCAGGTACCAACCACAACTTACGTGGCATTTATTAATTTGATCCAGCAGCAGGCAGGTCCCCAGGTACAGCAGGCCAAGGATAGTTTAGAGGCGGTAGCAAAGGCACAAGATGAATCTAAAGCAACTTCTTAAAAGGGCCGGGGTTAGTAACAACGTCATAGCCGAGGTAGAGCGCAAGGCTAAGATGACAACGGCACAGCAAGAAATTGAGCACCAGGAAAAGGCCGCAGCAATGGCTAAAATGATGCTAAATGATGTTATGCCGCATTTGCGCAATGCCTTAGACAAAACCCCTCCATCCCAACCCAAGAAAACAATCATTATCCCCGATTAGGGCGGATTTCCCCTGTTTTTTGCATTAGTAGATATAGGTAGTACAACTCGTCGGGAGACGCTTGGAACCCTACTTTCACACACAACACACAGGAGATTTACAATGAACCCATTTGAATTACGCTATTCTGTATTCCAGACAGCCAAAGACTTTTTAGAGCAACAGTATAAGGCTAACCTAGCCGCGTTTGATGCGCTAGACAAGACAGCCAAAGAGTTTGCCGAATTGGCGCCTAAATTCCCAACTGTGGAAGAGGTAATCGAGAAGGCTGTAGAAATAAACAAATTTGTTAGCGACGCCAACGAGCGTGAGTTAACTAAGATCGTTAAACGTGCCAACGGTATTGGCATAGTATTTTAAGTTTTGAGACTAGGCAAGGTGTGACCGGAGGCATCGGCACTTAATACCACCAGACCCACAGGTAACCAATTCCAAGATTGGGGTTTCCTGCCTAGTATTAACAAAGAGCACTCGCGGAAGCCCCGTAATCCAAATCTAAGGATACTGAGGTTGTGGCCCACCAAGAAACAGAAGGGCCAACTTTACAATCATTTAGGAAAACTTTACAATGGCAGCTAAACCCGGTTTGTACGCAAACATCCACGCTAAACAAGAGCGCATCAAGGCCGGCAGCGGCGAGAAGATGCGTAAGCCGGGTGCCAAAGGCGCCCCCACAGCTAAACAATTTAAAGAGTCTGCAAAGACCGCCAAAAAATAATGGAAGACTTTAAAAAACTACCTAAAATGAAAACTGGTGGCAGTGTATCGTTAGCCATAGGCCGTGGTGAGAAGCTACCAGCATCGCAAGGCGCTGGTTTAACTGCCAAAGGCCGTGCCAAATACAACGCAGCTACAGGCTCAAATCTTAAGGCACCACAGCCCGAAGGTGGCGCTCGTAAGGACTCATTCTGCGCTCGTATGTCTGGTGTAAAAGGCCCGATGAAAGACGAAAACGGCAAACCAACTCGTAAAGCAGCAGCTCTAAAAAGGTGGAAGTGTGGCAGCTAAAAAAGCACCCCCAAACAAAAAAGAGTTTACCCAAGAAATGGCAGAGGCTATTTTAGATTTGGGTAGGCAAGGCGCATCCCAAAAAGCAATGTTTGCCGCCATCAATATCAGCAAGAATACCGCAGCAAGATGGAAGAAAGAAAACGAACATTTTGCTGAAACCCTTGATTTAGCTACAGTTTACGCCCAAGCCTTTTGGGAAAACATGATGCTAGCCAATGTGGAAAACAAATCTTTCAACTCCCGAGTGGCAGAAATTGCCCTTCGTGGCCAGTTCCAAGAAGACTACCGTGACACACGGGACACCAAAGTAGATCTTAAAGCAGAAGTTAAGATCGATTTCAATAAAGAGATAGCTGAACTCATTTCCGCCCTAAAGTCGTAAGAAAAATATATTTCCAAAAAGGGACTTTACAAAGTCCCTTTTTTGCATTAGTATAGATACTTCTAAACAGACTAATAAGGCTAACATGACTGCTCACGCATTACTCTCTGCTTCTGGCTCTAAAAGGTGGCTATCCTGCACACCCAGCGCCAAACTAGAGGCAACCCTCCCAGAACAAAAACGCCCACCAGGTGCATTTGACTTTAGTCAAGAAGGCACGACGGCGCATGCACTGGCAGAAGCTAAATTAAGACACCATTTTGGACAAATTGGAATAGAGGAATATGAAAATGAAATTACCGCCGTCAAAGCAACACCCTACTACAACGACGATTTCGAGGCTAACGTCGATAGTTACGTTCTATACGTCCGCTCTCAGATCGGTGAGGGAGATACCCCGCTATTTGAACAACGCGTGGACTTTTCTGATTGGGTGCCTGACGGCTTTGGTACAGCCGATGTGGTTATACTTTCTAAGCACTCCATTCGCGTCATCGACCTCAAGTTTGGAAAAGGAATCTTTGTCTCGGCGCAAGACAACACGCAGCTCAGGCTCTACGCCCTCGGTGCGTACTCCAAGTTCAAAGACGAGTTCCCAGAAATTAAAGAAGTCAGTTATACGATACATCAGCCCCGAGTTGACAGTATCAGTACCGATGGTACCACCATCAGTAAACTGGTCGACTGGGCCAACTACTTTGTCAAACCCAAAGCCAAGAAAGCGTGGAGTGGCTCAGGCGAGTTCCTCCCCGGCGACTGGTGCCAGTTCTGCAGGGCGAAAGCGCAGTGTCGTGCTAGAAGCGATTACAACCAAGAACTTGCCAAGCAAGAGTTCAAAGAGCCTCCTCTCCTCAGCGAAGAAGAGCTCGTCGAAGTCCTCTCCAAAGCCCAAGACCTAAAGCAGTGGGCAGATGACGTAGAAGACTACGCTTTAAATAAAGCCATTACCGAGCAAGTTATTCCAAGGGGTTTTAAACTTGGAACAACCGTAACACATCGCAAAGTTGTAGACCAAGAGTTGGCGGCTAAAGTGCTTGTAGAAAAAGGTTTATCAGATGCAGAACTCTGGGAGCCTAAGAAAATGAAGTCGGTACCATCCCTAATTAAGCTAGGGGGGAAAGGCCAAGTAGAATCATGGCTAGGCAGTTTAGTTCAACGACCAGAAGGTTCTCCCAAACTGGTTCGTGTAAAAGAAACTGCAAAGGATGATTTTAAATGAGCACATGGTTAATAGCAGTTATAGGTGTGGTATACTTTGTTGTAGCATGTGATCAATTTGTTAAGGGGGGCGTGGGAACTGGCATCATGTTTCTTGGTTACGCTTTAGGAAATATAGGTCTTATTATGGTAGCAAAATAAAAAAAGTGCTATAATGAGAGAAGCATTACAGTATCATGGTATACTACATGATGCGTAGTAAGGGTAGACAGATTGGCCCCTATTGAAGTCCAATCTTTACGTTAAGAAAGTAATATCATGGCTAAAAATAGCACAAAAACTAAGTTTGTAACTGGTAAAGTTCGTTTCTCATACGTTCACGTGTTTGCCCCAGCTGAGACTCCAAATGGTACGCTTAAGTATTCTGTATCTATTTTGATTCCTAAGTCTGACACAGATACAATAAAGCGTTTTAATAAAGCGTTTGAAGACACCAAAGCATCTAACGCTTCATACTTTGGTGGTGCAGTTCCTAAGATGCTTAAAGGCGGTTTACGTGATGGCGACGAAGAGAAAAGCGATCCAGTATATGCCGGTCACTATTTCTTCAACGCAAACTCTAACGAGAAACCTGGCGTTGTAGACGCAGAACTTAATCCAATCATTGACACAGGCGAGTTCTACAGTGGTTGCTATGGTCGTGCTTCAGTAACATTGTATCCATACGATACAAGTGGTTCTAAAGGTATTGCATGTGGTTTAAACAACGTGCAAAAACTAGCAGACGGAGAGAAATTAGGTGGCGCAACATCCGCCGCCGTTGACTTTGCAGTATAGTAGTATTGCCAGGATCATCTAATTTTTAAGACAGTTCGCAAAATATAAGACTGAATGGGGTGTGAAAATCCCCCTCCTGGCACCAAATAACCAAACCGCCTTCGGGCGGTTTTCTTCCCTTTAATTAAATAACAATAGAGAATAATAAATGGATCAGTATCAAGAATACATTGCTGCCAGCCGTTACGCCCGATTTCAAGATGAAAAAGGTCGTCGTGAAACATGGCCAGAAACAGTAACACGTTTTACAGATTATATTTTTAGTCGCACACCAGCAATTACTGGTAACAATGAATTAAAAGCAGAGCTGTATAACTCTATCGTTAACCTAGAACTGATGCCATCCATGCGCGCTATGATGACGGCAGGAAAGAGTGCTGATCGTGATAATACTTGCGTCTATAATTGCTCGTATCTCCCAGTGGATGACCCCAAATCGTTTGATGAGGCGATGTTTATATTGTTATGCGGAACAGGAGTCGGCTTCTCTGTCGAGTCTAAATACATATCCAATTTGCCAGAAGTGCCTGAGAAACTTTTCGAGTCTGAACACACCATCTCGGTACACGACAGCAAAGAGGGCTGGGCAAAGTCATTACGTTTACTCCTTGCCCACCTCTGGGCCGGAGAGATCCCAAAATGGGACGTCTCCAATGTCCGCCCTGCCGGAGCACGACTCAAAACATTTGGTGGAAGAGCTTCCGGGCCGCAACCATTAGTAGA